AAAAAAAAAAAAAAAAAAAAAACATTTTCAAGAAATTATTAAAGCAGATTGTATTCTTAGATTTGATTAATTTAAATATAAAAATATTAAATTTTATTTTATAATCCAAGATGTTTTTTTAACATATTTATTTCTTGTTGTTGACTTTCAATTTTTTTATCTAATTCCTGTACTGCTGATAACATAACGGCATTTATACAGTCTTTTGCAAGAGTATGTAAGTCATTTATTTTTTCTCCATATAAAACTATTTCATTATTATCCAATAAATCTATTTCCTTACTTGATTGAATTTTGAAATTTTTATCATCTATTATCTCTGTTATAATAACGTTTTTATATATTTTATTTTTCCCTATTAATTGTAAATCACTATCTATAATTGGTATAAAAGTCGAATCATCTTGTAAAGTAATTATATTATTAAGATAGGTTGCTTTTTCTTGAATATTTGGTATATAAGTATCTTTATTATTTGTAATTTTAACAGCATTTGGTAAGACTTCTTTAATTTGTTGAGCAATAAAACCTATTGTTTTATATTGTCCTTTTCTTGAAATATCTTTATAATGATATTTTACAGGTCGTATTTTTCTTAAAATTTCTAGTGCTTCTCCATCATCAACATCTTCGATTTCTTCTTTAATTCTTTCGTCTGACATTGCAAGAAACCATGATGAAGTCATAATATTACCATTAGCATAAATTGCCTGTTTACTTCCATCCCAGAGTCCATATTCACTAAAATTTGATTTACTTAAATAAGCTAAGTACATTGATGTAATAGATAAAGTTGAAGTACCTTTATCGACGTATAAACCGTTCTCGATTGTGGTATAATTAGGGCATGATATTGTTAAATCATTTCCCTTTATGTTTAGGGCACCACTATTCCTTTTTATACTTAATACCTCTTCAGGACTACTAGAATTATTATATCTATTTATTGAAAAAATATTTTTAAGACCATCATAATCTAATGTAAATCCTAATGTACCAATTAGACCGGATCCTGATCTTTCAAGTAAAGATAAACGAGATATATCACCATCATTACCAGCAACAATTTGAAATTCTGAATCACCCGTATATGAATATAATCTAGATTTAATATCTCCTGTATCATATATTTCTAATTTAATATCTGGATTTTGTGTACCGATTCCAACATTACCTTTTCTTTTAATACATAAAGCATCTGATATGTTATCTATGCTACTAGTTCCAGCACTAAAACCAAAACTCATATAATCTTCTGCTCCCGTTAACCCTGAATTACGAGACCATATAGGTTCTCCATTGCTTAAATCTAATCCACATGCAATAGTTCCATCAACATGTAGTTTATATTCGGGTATTGTTGTTCCTATGCCAATATTACCAGTAGTAATTAAATCTCCCGTAATAGTACCTCCATTTGTACTAACATAATTATTTATTCCAGATATATCACTTGTCGATATTGTATTATATGAATGTAGAGTTGTTGATGAATCATATTTTAAATATCCAGTAACGGATATGTTAGGTTTTGTAATATATACATTATCATGATTATGTAATGAAGATGCTTTGTTACTTAATTCAATATTAATATTATGATTAATATTATCTATATAATTAGATGTATCTAATACATTTAGATAAACATTATCTATATAATTTGATGTATCCGATATATTTAGATTAATATTAGTATTAACATTATCTATATAATTTGATGTATCCGATATATTTAGATTAATATTAGTATTAACATTATCTATATAATTTGATGTATCCGATATATTTAGATTAATATCATTATAAACGTTGTCTATATAATTTGACGTGTCTAAGATATTTATATTAACATTATCTATATAATTTGATGTGTCTATGATTTTATCATATACATTATCTATATAATTTGATGTATCCGATATATTTACATTAATATTAGTATTAACATTATCTATATAATTTGATGTGTCTATGATTTTATCATATACATTATCTATATAATTTGATGTATCCGATATATTTACATTAATATTAGTATTAACATTATCTATATAATTTGATGTATCTATAATTTTATCATAAACATTATCTATATAATTTGATGTGTCTATAAAATTTGTATTAACATTAGTATTAATAATAGTATTAATATTATAGATATAATTTGATGTATCTATTATTTTATCATATACATTATCTATATAATTTGATGTATCTATAAAATTTGTTTTTATTGGATAATTAACATTTTTTAAATAATTTAATTCATTTGATGTTATATTATTTATATTTGTTATGAAATTAATATCACCATTTATATCTAGACTAGATACGGGTTCTTTATTAATACCGATATATCCATTTTTATTTATAATAAAAAAATTATCAAAATTACTTGCTTCAAATATATTATATGTATTATTATCATGATCTATTTTAATAGAAACTCCATCTCCTTGTGTATTTGTAATTATTATATTCTCTGTTTGATATGTATTTGTTGTTATTATTGTACTTTCGCCTATTATTTCTAAATTACTGGCCTTTAAAGTTCCTTCTACAATTAAATTTGAATTAAATTTTGATGTATAATCATCTATTTTATCTATATCTATAATTTTATTATTTATATTATTAATATAATTTGAAGTTTCTAATATATTACTATAAACATTTTCTATATAATTTGACGTATCTATATGTGTATCAACGCAACTTATAATATTACCATTTATTGATATATTATTACCAGCACTATATTGTGTATTTGTATCAGTTGATGATATTACACCATTTGTAATAGATACATTTGCTCCTGCTGTATATCCTCCATGTATTTTATAAATACTTAAAGCAGTATCATATATTATATTTATATTCTCACCCGCATAATTAGCATCTATTACACTCGCCTCTCCTTTAAACCCTCTTGGACCTCTAGGACCTTCTGGTCCAGTATCTCCTTGTGGTCCAATATCTCCTTGTGGTCCAGTATCTCCTTGTGGTCCAGTATCTCCTTGTGGTCCTTTAATTCCCTGTTGTCCTTCTGGTATATATATATCAAAAGTTGATATAGAACTATCACCAAACTCTGCTAAAAAATTACCGTTATTATCAAAATATCTTATTTGACCACAATTATCTCCTTTATCTCCTTTTATACTGGGTGTTTCATAATGTAATTGTGGATTATCACTTACAAATGTTAATTTCCCTGTATTTTTTGTATAATATACATTTGTAAAACCATCTCCTTTTTCTCCTATTATATTATTAGTAGTATATGAAGTATCATCATCTCGTATTATTGTAATTATTCCATCTGTATAATTTATATCTTTAATGCCCAAACCATTATCCCCTTTAACACCTTGTATTCCTTGAATGCCTTGTTCTCCATAATCTCCTTTTAAACCTCTAGGACCAATAGGTCCTTGTATATTATCTAAATCTTGCGTTGTTGCTATTTTTGACATTGTACCTCCGCTAATAATATTTAAACTTCTAACATTCAAATTTCCATTAATTGATAAATCATCATTATATATATTTGAAGTAATATATTTATTATATATACCATTACTAATATTATCGAGTGATAATGTTTCAAATCTTGTATTGGTATCTATATCATCCAAATCTGTATTTAATATCCAAAATAATTCATTTATATTTGACAGTGATAATATATATTTTTTATTTAAATCTATATTATCTATATTTTTGGGTAAAATATATGATATATTACTTAATAAATTATCGGGCGAATATAATGATACTTTATTACTACTATTATTAATTATAGATAAGTGATCAGTATGAATACCATTATTAACATATAATGAATGTTCAATATGATTTATAATTGTATTTTCCTCTATTTTTTGAATTAATGTGTTTTTATTATCATAATATAAATTATTAATATCTGTTATATAACTATATGAAAATATTTTATCATCTACTATATTTGAATTAACTTTTATTATATCAAATTTAACATCAGTATTATCATATAATTGATAATATTTATTATGAATATTACATGTTTCTTCAAATAATAATTCATTTTCAAATATATTTTTTGTAAAATCAACTACATTTAAAATTTCATTTATATTATAATATATATTACTTGTTTCATCTCTAATTATATTATTTATTGTATTTATATTATTAAAACCTATACAAGTATTTATATTATTTTCTATTCCTATAAATATATTTGAAGTATTATCTTTAATAATTGTATTTCCTAAATTTATTGAATAATCATTTGTATTTTCTAAATTATTACCAATATATATTAAATTACTAGTTAAATATGTATTATTTACTATATTATTATAATTACCTAATAATATAGAATTATTAAAATTATTAATATTATTATTATTTCCTATAATATTATTACACGAGTTTGTTATATTATTATTTAATATATTAGAATTACCTAATATATTATTATAAATAGAATTATTAAATATATTATTATATCCTATTGATATAATATTATCTATATTATCTAATACATTATTTGAATCTTCCCCTATAATAATGTTTTTCGATCCTTTTTCTAAATTTTTTCCCGCATTCGCACCTATAAATATGCTGTTCTCTATTTCTTTTGAATATTGTCCTGCATTATTTCCTATAAATACATTATATTCTGTATTAACCACGGCATTTTGTAAAATATTAATACCAGTATTCTCTCCAATTATTACAGAATTTTTTTCTTTTAGACTTAAATAATCTATATTATCACCAACACTTATACTAGTATATTCGGTATTTTCTTTTGTTCCCATTTATATATATTTTTTTATTAAATCATATTAATAAATTGTTTAAATCCTAATAAAAAAGTAAAAGTATATACTATTGGACATATATAATATATTATATTAATTTTATTTTCAATTTTATTATGTATATTTTTAATTATTATAAATATAATTAATTTTTTATTTTTATCATCTATATTTATATATGTATGATTGCTTAGATTATATATATATTCATTTTTATAATAATTAATATCATTTTTATATATATTATTATATATAATTTTTAATTGTTTTATAGAATACATTCTGTTTATTATAAATTTTAATTATTTATATGTTTATATATTTTAGAATATAAATGAAATATAGTGGTGGATATATAGCCCCTTTTAATGAAAAATTTACATTAAGTGAAAATACATTAAGTGAAAAAATTTACCCAAATTTTAATGCAACTTATAGTGATACAATGTTTTTTCCTAAAATGCCACATGTAGCTATTACTCACGCAGATAGTACGACATCTAATTTTGCACAAAATGGTGGGGCAAAAAAATTAAAAAAATATAAAAAAATAATTAATACTATTTTAAATAAATTATCTAAAAAATATTTAAAAAATAAAAAAACTAATATTAGAAAAATTATAAAAAATGAATTTAAAAAATAAATTTAAAAAATAAATTTAAAAACTTTTATAAAGATGGTATTATTGGATATTTTAATTCTAAACAAATATTCTTCCATATCTGATCTTGTAAATATAATTTTTCTCTACTTTTTAATAATGGAAAATATTTTAAATATTCGTTTAAACCTAATATTTGAAAAAATTTATATAAAACATAACTATATGATAAGAAATTTTTTCTATCCTTTGGACAATGTTTTAAAAATGGACCCTGAATATCTCTAAACATTAAACATAACCTCTCTTCTAATTCTGATGAAAATTGCGGTGTTGGTATACCATTTATTCTATTTAATATATAATTAATATGTTCATAATATTTATTAATTCTTAATCTTTTCAATATTTCTCGCATTTTTGTATAAGTTATTTTTTTTGTATCCATTATTTTTTCCTTTTTAATTTCATTTAAAATTTTATTAAATATTTCATCTGGTATATCTGTACTTTCCTTACCTTGTACTTGATTACACCATTCTCTAAAATGATTTATTCTTTTATAACTAAAATGTGACGTATCTTTCGCATTTTGTTTTAATATAGGTCTATTTTGTTCTACTAATAATAATTCTTGACAACCGCATTTTTCACATATCATAATTGCTTCATGTTGAAGACATGTTAAATTATTATTACATTGTTTACATACTTCATTTTCTTCTTTGTTATTTTTTTTTATATAATAAGTATTTGTTAACGATAAGTATTCATCTACTAAAGTTGTTTTATTTGTATTTATATTATTATTATTTTTTTTATTATTTAGAGCATCTAATACTGTATTTTTATTTGATATATTATTTGTTGATTCTTTTTCAATTAAATCATAATAATTAAATAATATGTCGCTTGTATTATTATAGTAATCGATCTCATTATATGTATTTATTTTGTCTATTTTTTTTTTTATATTTATTATTTCTTTTTTTAAATTAATATTATTATCCCATAAATTATTATAATCATCTGTATTTAAATTATTTTTATCTTCTGATAAATTTATTATATTAGACATTATATTATCTTTTTTAAAATTTAAATTTGATAATTTATCTGTTAATTCATTATATTCTTTCGTTTTATTCTCAAATTTTTCTATTATATTATGATGCATTGTATCCAATGTACAATTATCTTTTAATTTATTTATAGAGGTTACCCTTTTTTTCGAAGTTTTATCTTTAAACATCTTAATAAATTATTTACAATTTTCATTCTTAAGTGATGTTTTCTTTTTTTTTTTTATTTTAT